ATGGAGCTTGGGGTGCTCTCCAGCCTTGACCTCTTCATCCTCATCGTCAAACCTTATCTTGTGCCAATAGGTAACAACCATCTTTTCGTCGTCGTCTGCAAACAGGCGGTCGTTTTGCGTGATATCACCTCCATGTGTAACTGATCCAACCTTGATAGCAAGAACGCGACTGAAGGTGCCATTCGGTTGAAGCATCTCCATCCCCACTTCGATGTACTTAGCTGCAATCGCACCCAAGCTTGTCATCAATTGAACAAACCCTAAGAAACAAGGATTGTTGATATTGATCGTACCAGTACTTAAAGGACTCGACAATCCAGATGGAGCTAGCAGGGTTACCACCACGGTTGAGTTTCCCACTGATACGCCCGTGAGGGTGACGGAACCTGCCGAAATAGTACCAACTGTGCCAGTACCGCTCGTAAAGACAACTGTTCGGGATCCAACAGGTCCAGACTCCGACCAGTTAAGTATTTGGATTGATTGAGGTGATCCCGGCGTCACAGTGAGATTTGTGAGCCTAGGGAAGAGGAGACAACACATGCTAGAGAAGGTTGCTCCTCCTGATGCCCCTCCCAGGGCTCCCTGAAAGGGTGCCACAAATCGTTCGCGTAGAGATACCTGGTTCGCATCTATACTCCTAACGAGGGTGTTCGTCTTATTCTTCTTGTCAGGCGGTGAAGTGGCGTAAGTAGCAGCAAGAATCTGACGCTTGCGGCGAGTCAGGTGGTCTTGTGCTGAATTAACCTGCATTTGTGATTTATACGGGAAAAGAGTATCACAGTAAATGAGGTTCGTTCTTATTAGCACACACGTAGATCAAACAACAGGTTATTCAAAGGTAGTCTATAACCTTCTTGGTCAACTATCTACACTAGCACCTCAAGTGAAAACCTATCACTTTGGATTTCAGCGTCATCCATCACACTCAAATGTTCGCACAGTGCCTAAAGGTGTTATTTCATATGACGCAGCTGCAAATGAAGATCCAAAGGAAGAAGGATTTGGATTCAACAAAATCAATGAATATTTGGAGATGGTTAATCCAGATGTAGTGATGATTTATAATGATCCATTGATTATCCATCGATTCATTGAGGCAATGAAGTTTGATAAAGAAAAGTCAACCTATAAACTTTGGTTGTACATCGATCAAGTCTACGAAGGTATTTTACCACCACTCATTGAAAGTATGAATAAGAATGCACATCGTATCTATTGTTTTACTCCTTATTGGGCAGATGTCTATTCAAAATATGGAACATTTTCAGACATTCGAGTTCTTGAGAATGCAGTGGATACAAGCTTCTTTTCTAAGATTCCAGAAGTAACACGTAGCGGTATTCGTTCTTCAATGAATCTTCAATCAGATTCAGTCCTAATGATTAATGTGAACCGCAATAGTCATCGAAAAAGACATGATTTAGCAGTGATGGCATTTGCAGAACTAATTACTCGAGATCCAAAGAAGCCTTACTACTATATGGTAGTTACTGGTCTCAATGCACATCAAGGAGCTTATCACGACATTAATCGTATTTTTACACTTGAACTCGAACGCAGAGGATTTAAACCAGCAGACTTTGCAAAACGATTAATGTTAGTAGATACATCTGCAAAACCTCTTCCTGATGCAGCCATCAATGAACTCTATAATGCAGCAGATATAGGTGTGAACACTTCAGATGGTGAAGGATTCGGACTCTGCCAAATTGAACACTTATTTACAGGGGCTCCTCAACTTGTAACCGATATTGGAACTTATCGATCATTCATGGATGAAACAGTTTGTGGATTTGTAAAACCAAGAGATCGTATCTATTTCTGCGGAACAATGCCTCTTGGATCTTGGGCACCTAGCTTTAGCTATGTTGAAATAGCAGATACAATGCAAACTATGATTGATACTCTTCCTCAACTCAAGAAAGCTGCAGCAAATCATAAGTTTAAGACTTGGAATGAAGTCTGTGCTTCATGGTTGCAGGATGTTAAATCAGAAATTGTATCGAAGTAGGACTGACTAATGTTCCCATTCTCATTAAACGTTGATTATCATCCCATGCAGGTCCATCAAAGACTTCCTTTGAATCTGGATCTAAAATCAATGATATTCCTTTGATTAATACTTTTTGCAGTCGTCGATGTTTCTTGGATGTATTTCGCAATACCGTTGCATCTGTATCTTCATTTTTGATATTAGGTCTGAATGCCAAATCCTCTCCAGTTGTAGTTGAATCAAATCGCATACAAGAAACCACTGGACGTTCGCGAGAATGAAGCTTTCGGTGAATTTCACAATCAATCGCAGATTCCTTCAATAATAAAGCCATGCGCTGACCAATGCGTTCCTTTTCAAAAGCCGTTTCGTAAAGGTATTCATCTGTAGACATGAACGTTTCGACTGGATCTCCTTCGTATCGCTTGATCACCATATCATTACGACGAATGGCAACAATGTTAGGGTATTCAGCGGATTTCATCTGATTTTCCGTGAAAACAGAAATGTAGAAACTAACTTTGACTGTTCGTTCTTCCATCGGTAAGGTTGCGTGAGAACAGATACGCATCGCACGACCTATAACTTGATCGTGACGAGCTGGAGTCCAATGTGGTTCCATAATATGAACATGTCTGACGTTATTCAATGTAATACCTTCTGCGCCTGACGCAGATGCCATCAACAATTGAAGAATCTTCTTAGGTCTTTTTTGAACACTTTCCTTCAAGGATGCAGGAAAGTTCTTGGAATAGACACCATTAAAAATCTGACGAGTCAAATCGCGCTCTTCTACATTCTCTTCACCTGTGTAAAATGTATATGCAGGTCTATCATCTACCATTTCAGGATCTTCTACCCATTGATTACCTTGGCGAGTTAATTTATAAGGTTGCCATCCAGCCGTATCCAAAACTGCTGACAAAATTCCTAATCCTTCCAATGAACGATATTGAGAATACACGAACTGATTGCTTCCTAAGGTTGCCTTGATATTTGTCAAAATTCGTAACATTTTAGGGCTAAATGTTTCCAACGCTTTCTCAGAGAGATACCGTTGAGGAGAAGCTTTAAGTTTCCCTATGACCACATCTGATGCTTCCTTCTCAGGCTTCTTTTTCTCTGAAGGAGTTTCATCAGAGGATTCTTTGATAGCTAACTCAGGGGGTAGTGCATAGTCACAGACAAGACGAGTAGGAACACGAAATGTACTTAAATCTTCATCTAATTTATTACGTCCTCTTCGCGAATCAATCTTCATTTCAATCCAACGCACTTCCAAATATCGTATAAACTGCTCATCGGACATAGGGACTTTTTCAAGTGTTTTGTCCAAGTCAATTCTTCGTGGAAGTAATCGTTCATCAGCACCTTTGAAATAGGAAACTAAGCCTTGAATGCGACGACGAAACAACATTGGATTTTTGATATTCAATCCATCTAGAAACAATCCTGCAAATTCTTCGTAATCGGTTGGAAGACATTGAAGTTGTTCAGTAGTGACACGTTCTATTGCAATTTCACCTCCTCCTACATCAATTTCTACTTTTGATTTAACGGATGCAACCCAATCTGCAGCTTGAGAAATAAAGGGCAAATCCTTCATATACTGAACGGCAACGCGATCTCCTTCACCATTATAGGTTGAACGAAATTGAGGAGGATTGCGAGTAACCATCACATACTTCTTTAACGCATTGAACTCAATTGTATCGACTTCAGGGATTGCACGTAACGCTTTTGTAATACGTTCTTCATCCCATGTTGGAATGGTTTTAAATGGTAAAGTAATACGTTCAATCGGTCCACGAAGAAGGTTCATCATATATGAGATTTCATTAGGCGAATTGATAATAGGAGTTCCAGACAACAATACAATCTTACAGCGTTTTGCATTATACAATTTATCATAGAGTTTTCCAGTAATGAGTGATTCGTTGATCACACGTGAAATCAAGTTATGGGCTTCATCTACAATGACAACTGAATCGTCATACATTCCATCTTGAATGTATTGGTCAATGTTAGAGGTTGAAAGACCATTGTATCGAATAAAGTTGAATCGTTGTTCAAGAACGTCCTTAATTTGTTCACGAATAGCCTTTTTGTCTTGAGTTGAAAAGCTTTCAAAGTTTGGTGTTTGACTGGGAGTGGTAATGTAAATTTGATTATGTTTATCCATAAACTTATCTGAAATACCAAGTCTCTTTCCTTCGGCTCGGACTTCATCGTTCAAAGTGCGTGTAGTCCAGTGATTTTCAACTGCATAGATTGGGTCACCGCATTTCTGAAGTTCCTCGCGAAAGTTTGGTTCAAGAGACGCTGGAAGCATGACATAGACTTTGCTAGTGCTCAATAATGACTCAGCAACTGCGATGGATGAACACGTCTTACCTGAACCTAAGCCGTGATAGACTAATACGCCTCGATAAGGAGTTTCAATTTTTAAGTAGTCTCGAATGATTCTTTGATAGGGAAACAACTCGCGTCCAGTTCCTGTTCGTTGCAAACAAAGGTCAATGTTCTTATCTTCTTCGTCTAATGGGTCTTTATCTTTGGATCGGTAGTCAGACTTAATAAACATTCGTGTAATCGCATCTGAAAAGGCCTTTCGGTTAGGAAGTACATAACTGGGTGATGCCCTCATTATATTCAGACACGTTGAAAAAAATCAGCATTCAACATAATGAGTAGACCTTGGGTTCCACCTCCTTTACCTCTAAGACCTGATGACTATCTTTTAATAGACTCTTTTGATCAACCTCCTATGGATATGGGTGATCTAGTTAATATTTCACGGTTAGAAGTTGGAAAAACCTATATTCTTTCTACACTCTTAACAGGTATTAGACGATATCAATATGTAACTGTTATACGTAAAAATAGAGTTATTACACACCGTTATGCACTTGAACTCGACATTTTGAATAGAAACAAAAGAGTTATAGCACGTCGTGGAGTTCGCTTGGAGGACAACCAAGATAATACTGTCTTTTACAGACTCAGAACTGAGGCACTTTCAAAAGCGATTGGAACTAAAGCAACTCGTCAAGCAGTTGATGATGTCTATGAAGCAAAGACAGGTCAATCTGCTTCTCCAGGAACAGGACCAGCAGATATTATTCGTGGATTTGCAGGCGTTCAACCACCTAAAGGTACAGGACGTAAGACACGAAGAAATAAACGTTCAAAGAGAACACGTTCAAGGCGTAACCACTAAACTTTTTACGCTGCTTGATACAATGGATTTAACCCGACGAAATCATCGTATGTGGATGGTAACTATTTATCTCTTTTTAATGGCTACATTCCTCTATCTAAAACCGTCCGTCGCCTTTGGGCGTGAAGGAAGGATTCGTCCATTTGGAGCAACGGATCGTGAAGCCACTGTATTTCCTTTATGGTGGTGGGTGTTTATCATAAGTGTAGTTGCATATTGTATGACGGTCTATTTAGCTGGATTTAGGTTTACGTCGTAGTTAATATAACATACTCTTCGTCTTTCTTCTAGAAAGTTATAATAGGAAGCTAATGTTGGAATATAGATGTGTTTATCCTTATATTTTTCATAAATTTCTTCAATAAAGAGTCCGTCTGCCCAGTAAAGTTCTTCTTTCCAAATACCACACATATACGCTGGAACGACATACTGTGCTGTATCAATTTTACGTAAACGGGGCTCTTCACCTCCCATGATTCCACCTGGTTTATTTGCAAACATATCCATACGTAATTGATCAAATGTATAAAAATGATCTTCATTCATTTGTGGAACTAACTCCCAAAAATTAGGATGAACAATGTTATCATCGTCTAAAAAATAGATAAGACCTGATTTTACCTGATCTAATGCAGCGTTTCTCTGTGGATTTCCAGAGATTCCTCCAGAGACTCCAAACTCAATAATCTTTGGATGATTGAAAACTCCAGTAAAAATACCGTTTGTCTTTGTAACATCATGAGCAATCAACCATCGATTCACATATGTAAAATTAATAGACTTAAAAAGGTGTTCCAGATTCTCTGGACGACAACAGGGAGTAATAATTGTAAGCATTATGTATTTTTTCATTGAACCTTTAGATAGTTTCAAAGGTATCAATGACAGATCGTAATTCTTCAATCATACGTTTTCTCTGAACGTGATGAGGTCTAACAAGATAATCACATTCCTCAAAACTCTTCCATGCAATCGCTGAGATTTCTCGGCGTTGCATTGGAGTGAATCGCTGTGTGAGATTGACCATCTCAGGATGTTTCAGTAAACCTACAAAATAGATGTGACGATACGTAATTCCATTCAGTCCTTCAAAGGTCTCTTCTAATCGTATATTCTTCAGAACTACATAGGCATCTCGTGAAATATTCGTCTCTTCCCAGAACTCACGGATCGCACAGTCTACATCGGATTCTCCTCGGATTCTACGTCCCTTTGGAAATCCCCATTCAGGTTCGCAGTATTTAGATGGGAACTCTGCAACAAGTTCTCTCAAATTTAGCTTGTCATATTTGATCTGTGATTGTGCATAGTCGTTTCCAGAATTATCATCGCCCCAAGCAATTCGCCATGTCATATCAAAGGGTAGATTTGCAATCGTAGCCTGTTCTGCCATCGTCATATTTCCAATCAGCTTTCCAATATAGTCCTTGTCGTCTACATCATACTTTCCTCGCATAAACTCCGCAAAACTCATACTATCTTTTCGTCGTATCATGATCAGCCGTGTATCAGGCGGTTTTATTGGAAGCGACGGAGTATCCACTAAAATTATTCCACAGGATAACACTGGATCATTACATGATCTAAATAGATGGCCTTTGGCTCCACAGTTGTTACAATACATTACTGTCTGTGATTTTGGTGGCGGGCCTATTCGTTTTTCCATTGTGTCTTAAGACACTTTCCTTTGTAAGTGATACATAAATGGGATTGTTCTCGTCAAAACCAACTCCTGCTCCGTCTCTCTTGAGTGCATCGACTCAGACAACACCTTCATTGACTTCGTCTGTGAACTCGGTAAGCTCTGGATTTAATTCATTAGGGTTCTTCTTTAAGGCTTTAGTCGTTCTAGTTGGAATTGTATTGGTTGTGTTTTCAGCTATTTTAATCTACAATGCAGTTGCTATAGCTAATGGAAAACCTGCTGTGAGTGTACTTGGATCAAATACAGTTCCGGATCAAGCTCCACTGCCTCTAGATGGTAAAGTATTAACTACCATTCCTGCAGCAAATATACCCATCACTCAAGGAGGGGATAATGGTGTCCAATTTTGGATGTATATCAAAGACTGGGATTATGAGTTTGGAAAGAAGAAGAGTATTCTATTTCGCAAAGATTCTACAAATGTAGCATTCAAAAATCCAGACATTTCATTACATGAGACAGATAATAGTTTGAATGTAACTGTGTCAATCTATCCTGCTTCCTCTGGAGCTGGATCCTCTAGTTCACCTGCTGGTTCAAACAGTGGATCTGCTACAGGTGATTCATACACATGTACCGTTGAAAACGTGCCTCTACAAACATGGTTTGCAGTCTCTGTAACAGTGTTCCAACGTAATTTGGATGTTTACATTAATGGTAAGTTAGTTAAGTCATGTGTATTACCAGGTGTTCCTCGCCCTGCTGCAGGAGATATTGTAGTCGGTGACAATAAGGGATTTTCTGGATCAGTTTGTAATGTTCATGCATACCCTAAGATGTTAGGACCTTCTGATGCTGCAGCATTCTTTGCTCTAGGAACCAATTGTGCAAGTTTTGCTCAACCTTCAGGCGATAACACAACCGATAAAGGATTTAGTATATTTGGATATACATTTATTATCAAAGATAAAGCGGGTAAAGTAGTTCAAAGTTCCTCTATCTAAAGCATAATGCGAATTCTTCTTAAATGTCCAACACGTTCAAGACCTGGTCAATTTATCCGCGTTTTGAATCAATATATAACTTTAGCTAATCGCCCTGATCTACTTGGAGTATGTGTTTCATGTGATCAGGATGATTCTACAATGACAGATGCATCGATTCAATATCAAATCAAAAATATAACTCATCAAACAGCTTGGTCTGAGATCTATTATGGAACAAGTTCTACTAAAATTGAAGCAGTCAATGCAGACATTGCAACTATACCTTGGGACTGGGAAATGGTTATTCTTGTCTCAGATGATATGGTTCCTCAAGTTAAAGGGTATGATGATATATTAAGATGCCATATGATGGCAAATTTTGCAGATACAGATGGTATTTTATGGGTAAATGATGGAACACAAGCTAATAAATTGAATACAATTTCAATTATGGGTCGAAAAATGTATGATTCTTTTGGTTATCTTTATCATCCTGTGTATAAGAGTCTCTTTTGTGATACTGAATTTACGGATCTTTGCAAGGGATCCTTAGCTTCTAAGTGCACATACATTCCATATACATTGATTAAACATGAACATCCTGGAACTGGGTTTCCTCAAAAAAACGATGCACTTTACATAAAAAATAACTCATTTTGGTATGAAGATATGTTAACTTATATTTCTCGTAAAAAATATGAGTATGATTGGACTATTATGATTCCAACTATTACAGGTCGTGAAACTAAACTTTATAACCTACTTCAAACTATCGAAGAACAAAGAAAACGTATTTGTCCTTCTCTAAAAATTGAAATTCAAATTTCATTTGATAATCGTGAAAAGAAGATTGGAGCTAAACGTCAAGAGCTTCTCACAAATGCAAAAGGAAAATACATATCTTTCATTGATGATGATGATTTAATTACAGATTATTATTTTGAAGATGCGCTTTCAACAATTCAAGGAGAGTATCACGTCTGTCGTCTTCGAGGACAAATGAATCAATTTACATTCACACATAGTATCGAAAACACGTTAGATAAGCCAATGTGTGAAGGTGATGTATTTCTCCGTCCACCCAATCATCTAAATATACTTTTATCTGATATAGGAAAGCTATTTACTTTTGGAAATGCGGTTCGTGGAGAAGATCTAGACTGGTGTATTCGACTTGCACAAGGGAATTATCTTAAACGAGAATATAGATCTGATCCATCAAGAATTCATTATGTCTATAATTTAGGAAATCGTACAGTGTCTAATGAGACTGCAGAGATGCAGAGAAAGACAAACTACCGAACAATGTTAAAAATGGTATGGCTTGATGGAGGTGCAACTTTAAATACAAATGAATCTAAAAATCAAGCTAGTGGACTTCGTCTAAGTGGTAGAGGGTTTGTTTCTAAGTAAAGTGTAATGGGAACCTTTACAATTATTGCAAGTATCATTGCAGTTATTTTAGTTGGATTGATTCTTTGGAGAGTCTTCACATCTTCATCAAACACAACTGATGCAATTGATGTATTGAAGGGGTCTATTTCAGGAAAGGAGACAAAGGCATTTGATGGAAACAAATTGAGACGTTCGTTCAATGAGAAAGAAGGAGCTACATTTACCTACACTGGTTGGATTCTTGTGAAAGACTTCACGTATAATTATGGACAAAAACGAGTAATTTTTACAAAAGGTGATTGTCCAGGTCTATATTTAGATACTACCTCAAACTCTCTTCTTGTTGTAATGAATACGTATGCAAATGCACCTGAAACGATCTTAATTTCAAATATCACTGCTAACAAATGGATTCACTTTGCAATTGTAGTGGATCAAGATTCAGTAGATATCTATATCAATGGCGTAATTCGTCAACATCATACGCTTCTTCAACTTCCAAAGCAGAATACAAGAGAAGTCCAAGTAGGAGCTACAGGATTAGCTGGTTGGGACGGTGTTTTAGCAGAGCTTCAATATACACCTCGGTCATTGTTACCCAATGAAATAGCTTCATTGACATTAGATGTTCCTAAAAATGATTTAACAGTTCCACCTTCAGGTCCTCAATATTACGACTTAAGCTGGTATATTGGACGAACTTAATTCTTGATAGCATGTAATGAGCGCAGGAGGTCAAAATAGCACTTCACTTTCAGGTATTCAATCAATGCGTCTTCGTGACACATCCGACGTAGTTGCACAGGCACGCGTTCAAGGTATGTTTAGAATGTTCAATTCAAGCACACCTACGGCGTTCCGTAATCGTGCTCCAACTGGTTATGATTCCTTTCTTCAATTTCTTCAAGGACGTAAAGAGGGTTGTGCTACTTGTGTAGGATTACCTTATCAACCTCTTACTGGTCTTTCGTTTCGGAATTAGATTTTAGTTTTTTAAGAGCTGATTTAGCTTTCTTTTTAGAGGATGCATCATCAGGGTTATAGGTGAAGAAATACTCTAAAAACTTCTTTGAGTTTCTATCTTTACCAAGATCTTCAAACAATTCGGCCTTACGACGTTTCATCTGAATAAAACTTTCTTGAAGTCCAATACATTCTTTGGGAGTCAAGATCTCAAATCGACGTTTTGTTTTGGAATTAGCAACATCCACCAATCGTTGAGCAATACAAAGAACACTTGCCACATTCTCTTCTTGTGCCCCTGAATAGAGGTATGCGAAGAAAAACTGAAGCGTTGTAGGAATACTTGCAACTCGAACTCCATTATCCATCTCATGATAGCTATGACATGCAGTCGTTTCATAGAAACGGAACAATGACTTTGTACCATCTTCACTCAAAACTGATGTTCTACGTGGAAGAATATCGTTTTCTTCATTCACCTCAATCTTTTCACCTTTTGTTAATCGTTCAATGGTTTCTCGTTCAGCCAAAAGACCAATCGGTGTAGTCCAGTTTTTATTCAGGTGAATTTCGGCAGCACTTACACTTAATAAAACTACATCTTCATTTTTTAAAAGTTTTAGAACTCCCTTTTGCTGTTCATCCGTAAGTTCATCATGTTGTTTCGCATCTTTTTTATTACAGGAAGTAGGAAAAGCTTTGTTCAAAAGTTCTAAGCGAGAATAAACCTTTTCCCAACGCGATACGTCACCATGTGGTCGGCTCAATTCAAGATACATAGACATTCGCAAAAAATTCACTGGAACATAATGAATTCCCTGACGGACTTCAGCCTGTTCCCAAAGACGATCAAAGATTTCTTCGTCTAAATGAGTAACATCTGCTACACCTGTAAAGTCTGCAAAGACCTTAAAAGTTCCTAAATGCATACCTGGCTTGACTTCAACGGCTGCGATACCTTCTTTACGCAATTGATTTGCGATTGTTACCGAATGAGCCTGTGGTGTCTTACTGAAAAAGTCATAATCTGGGACATCTTCTTCTGGATTGTAAAACTGATCTTTCTTAGGTAAGAGATTGTTAATAGCAGTACCTCCATAGCAGAGAACACGATGTTCCTTCAAGAACTTTTTCACGACGGCGAGGCTAGTGACAGTTCCTGGATCCTTTGCGGCGACACGATTATTCTCTGTTTCCAGATCTTTCACCATTTTTGCGATCTCCTCCATTAAAAATGGATGTGACTTTGTTTTTAATATTAGGAAGCATCAAGAATGCCTCCCAAGAGATATAATTTTCGCGCTCGCAAGACTCCGGTCGTTTGGGTAGATGACGACACCCTTAAGACCAAAAAGGAGGAGGAGGACCAAGATGATTCAGACTATATTCCAGAAGACGAAGATGAACCCGAATATGAGAGCGATGAAGATGAAGACGAAGATGAAACTGAAGACGAGTCAGAAGATGAATCTGAAGATGAAGAAGAGTCGACCCTTAAGCTGCCCAAAGGCGCAAAAGTCTCTGTCAAGCTACATATCCACCAGTTCGGAGGCGGTAAGGGGCGTGTAGACATTGACGAAAAAAGCGATGATGAATCTGAAGAAGATGAAGAAGAGTTCATTAAGCATTTAATGGACAAGTATGTTCGTCCTGAGCGTGGTATGTCTCCAGCACGACGTGGAGGACGCGGTCGCAAGGGTCGTGAAGATCCTGAAGAACCAGCGCTAGCTCTGAATGAAGAAGAGGAAGATTACTTTGAAGATCTTTCAAAATCTAAGAAGCGAAAGCTCAACGAAAAGATGAAAGGTCTTGCAAAGCTAGTCTCAGATGGAGAAGTTCCTTACAAGTTTAGAGTTCTTGAACTTCCAATCTCAGATCAACTCAAGGCATCAGTCATTCGTAAAATTGATATACTGAATGAGATGGATGCAGATGGCGGAGAAGTTCATAAGCTCAAGACTTGGGTCGATGGATTTCTTCGTATTCCATTTGGAAATATTGTTCCTCTTCCAGTCAAGTTCGCTGAAGACCGAGCAGGTTGCTCCAAGTTCCTAGCAGATACTCAGGTCACAATGGACAATGCAGTTTACGGAATGAATGCTGCAAAGGCACAGATCATGCAGATTGTGGCTCAATGGATCGCAAATCCAACCTCTGTTGGAAATGTGATTGCTCTCAAGGGTCCTATGGGTGTAGGCAAGACGTCCTTCGCACGTCACGGTGTAGCTGAAGTTCTCAAGCGTCCATTTGAGTTCTTCTCTCTAGGTGGTGCTTCGGATTCAGCGAACTTTGTAGGTCATTCCTATACCTACGAAGGAGCAACCTGGGGTCGTATTGCAGATGCAGTGATGTCTGCACGATGCATGAATCCAGTGATCTACTTTGATGAGTTGGATAAGGTCTCTACAACAGCACATGGCGAAGAGATCATTTCAATGCTCATTCACTTAACAGATCGATCGCAGAACTCTCATTTCCACGACCGATACTTTGCAGGGGTTGACTTTGATTTAAGCCAGTGTCTATTCGTATTCTCGTTCAACGATGAGACCAAGATTCATCCGATCTTGAAAGATCGTATGCAAGTCATTACTTGCTCGGGATACACAGCGGATGACAAAAAGGTCATTCTTGGACAATACATTTGGCCTCAAGTTCTCAAACGTCTCAACATGGAAAAGGATTTGACCATCACAGATGAAGAAGTGAAGTTCATGATTTCAGAGTATTCCAATAAGAA